TATGATTCTTCTGATAAGATTGGACCTACATCCATTAACTTTCCTGTTATTGGACGTAGAACCCCTATTATGACTCATTCGAATCCTATGGATATATTGACTTTATCTGTTAATCAGATTTTGAATGTTGAAATCCCATGGTATAATCCTAATCAAATGAATTTGTTGCAAACGACGATAGAAGAAACTCTTGACACTGATCAACGAATTTCATCAGATATGGGAAGTATAACGGTTGGTGTTAATACCAATACTGCTACTGCTATACCTGGAAATTATGTGATCAATGTTTTTAGTAAAGTTGGAGATGATTTCTGTCCCTATGTATTTCAAGGATTTCCCCCTATGACTTTTAATCTTTATTTGAATCCTACCGCACCTGGTTTGTTTGAAAAGAATAAATTGTTGCGTGAAGGAATTGAACCTAATCCTGGACCCTATAATGTTGGACAAAGACGTTTAATTCGACCTTATCTAGTTACTGATGCAAGACATGAAATGTTATCTAGTATGGTTGGAAAAACAGTGAAAACGAACGTTATAGAACCTATAGTTAAAGAAGTTGAGGGACAAGTTGCATCTGTTGCCGCTGATGTAAGATCTCAAATTGGAGATGTAACCAATTCTATTGGTGAAGCTCTACAAGAGATTATTGCAAAAGTGAAGAAAAGTGCTAATATAAATTTGGATTTTAATATAAACGTTGTTCTAACTGACCTTATAAGTCAGTTGGGACACTGTTTAATGAACCCCTCATTGAAAACATTGGTATGGTCTATAATAAGTATGCTTGCTAAAATTGGTATATTATCTTTTAATTTGATTTCTAAAGCTGTTAGTTTGTTTACTTCTATTTGTTCCTCCATATTTGGTATATATGAAAATGTTACCAGTACCACCCCTCAACCGGATTCTGGTGTTACTGCTGAACATAATTCTGACGATGGTCTGTTTACAGAAAACGTTGCCGAATTTTGGAGTTTGATAATTTCTTCGTGTGCTACTCTCATTGGTTTAACTACCTATAGGAAGAAGAGCGGAGATCAAATAGCTGAATCAATTTCGAAAGATTTGAGAGGTTTTACAATGACTTCAAATAGTTTGACTGGATTCTTTAAGTTACATTTAGAGGTGATTAAGAGAATATTTAGATCCCTATGCTTTTGGAAAAACATACAGGAAAAAGATCCTGAATCTATGATGGTTTATAATGGCACGTTTATTAAAACGTGGTGTAATGAAGTATCGTATTTGACGAGTCCTGGTATGTCTACTAAAATTTTGGGTGATACATATTTGAGTGATAGAGTGTTTTTGGCGCATATGATTGGTGAGTTGATTGCTAAAAGTGTGATTTCTAAAACAACAAATACTGTGAATAATGCTGTGTTGATGCGTCAATTGAATGCCATCAACAGATTGCATTCTTCCTGTGTTATGAATGGAAAGAATGGTAATGTTAGACGCGAAACGTTTGGAGTATGGATTGATGGTGCTCCAGGTATAGGTAAATCCTTTATTGTGGAAGAAATGTCGACGCTTTTGATTTTGAAAGGTCAAATTGACTTTGAAGGAGAAAAGACGTTGTGTTTGAATCCATCGGATAAATACTGGAGTAGATGTGATAAACAGCCTGTTTTGTGGATAGATGATGCTTTTCAGTTGCAAACTGAAACTTTTCTAGAGGCTCAATTGGCTGCTTATTTTTCAGTAATGTCGCCTACACCTTTGTGTCCTCCCATGGCTGATTTGAAAGATAAAGATAGATTGTATGAACCATATTTTCTGTTTACAACTTCGAATGAAGCTTTTCCGAATGTTAAAGCAGTTTTAAAACAACAAGCTTTGTGGAGACGCAGACATTTGTTGATAAAAGCTGTTTTGAATCATGAAAAGATTAAAGAAATGTGGCCTGAATATGTGATTGATAAACACGTTGCTGAGAATTTACCAACTGAATGTATGAAAAATTATAATCATTTACTTTTTAAAGTTGCAAATACCCCTAAGGATATGTATACTCGAT